ACAAGAGATCATAAAAGATGTCTTAGACCAGAGGGATGAAGCGTTAATGAAAATAAAAGGACTTGAAAAACGTCTAGAGCAACACATAGAGAAAGAGGGACTAGGATTAAAGAAGTGGTGGCATTTCTTTTTTATTGGATTTAGATAATTAGACAGTTCCATTCATCCAAAGAGCAGACAATACAGCTACAAGTCCAAGCATAATCTTCCATATTGGATGCTTTGGGTCTGCTAATGTCTTTTCTACATCATCATTCATGATTATCTACTCTTGTGCGCGATCTCTTGACATAGATAATGCACCTTGCCAATCGGTAATTGAATATTTTTCCATTGTTACTATGTAATTTATTGCATTACCTGTGTCACCCCTAGTTCTTGCATAAACATATAGATCTTCAACAATCAAATTATCTAGATCAATAAAGTTAGTTTGTTGAAGTAAACTATCTATATCTCCTCCAGTTCCTGACCATGCAATTTGATTATCATCGTCGGCTCTCCAAAAATCTGTGTTGCTTGTAATACCAAATTCATTTTTAGAAAGTTTCCCAATACAATCAGGTTGTGAAGATGAAGTGAATGTAGCTGGAAATATTTCAAACTTAACTACTCGATATGCAGTTGTAAATTTTCCATCAAACAAAGGAATCTTTTGAGGTAGGCCAGCGGCAGTTTCATCCTCATTTATTATTCCTCTAGCAGTATATGTTCCAATCTTCTTCATTTCTTTTTCCTCCTCTTACCTGCAGGTGTTTTCTTAAATGCCCTAGACAATGCTTTGAAGTTGACTTGTCCTTTTTTAGATCCAGATTTGTATTTGTGTTTGTTCTTATTAGCTTTAACATACTTCTGCCAGGAGTTAAGCTCTCGCTTAGCTGATTTCTTAACTGTCCTTCCTACTGCCCTTTGTGTTTTCTGCGCTGATCCAATTGCTTTGTCTACAACACCAAGACCAATCATTGTAGCTCTACCTGCTAGTTTTGCTTCTTCTTCCTCCATCCCACGTGACTGGAATCCAGCAACTATCAATTGTTCAAGCGCAGTCTCTACCAGATCCTGATTTTTTTTACTTACCATTGTAATCACTGTTGGCTAAGAGCTAGTGCGACACTGTTAGCTTGTGTAGCGTTCTCTAGTGTGCATTCCATAACTACTGAGATAGTTACATCGCCTGTATCTAATGCTCCATGTAAATTAGCACCTAAAAACAATGAGTCTACACCAATTAGATATCCATTAGTCCACATTTGTGGAGCTACATCTAAATCTTGGGAAATAAATCCGGTAGCGAAATCATCTGTTGCTGATCCATCAGGAGCAAATTGAGTATTGTACATAGCAATACATCCAGAAGCTACAACAGATTTGTCAGTTGCATAAACTAACTCAGCCTGACTTTGAGTACATAGTTGGAATGCAATCATATTTTTTGTAGCATCACTTATAGGATCACTAAACACATTTGAGTCAGCATATTGCACCGCGATGTTATGAACTCGCAAAAGAGTTGATTTACTAACCCCTAAATTTACATATGAACCCAAATCAATTTCTGATTGTGCATATGTTCCACCATTTGTCGTTACGCCAGCTCTAATAAAAAATGAATCACTTTTAGCCATGCCATTCTGATGTAGGCGAGGTTTATGAGCATTACCGATTAAATCCTTTGGCCGAAGGCCCAAATCTTATATGAAATCTATACTACCGCTCGTTATTAGTGGCCACTGTATTGCCATCTAATAATAATAACTCGTTAAATTCTAGCGAATTGCTTGTATCTTTTAGCGGTATATATATGCTTTTTTTGAGGTTTAAACGGAAGTGTATATATATAATACCCTCTTTCGGTAGTATATGACACACCTATATAGAATAATATGCCGAAAAAGAAGCGATTCCCTCAAGTGGGGTCATCCAGACTTAGTATATTGGATGCCTAGAAGGGCTGGTTACACCAAAGATATAACCGAGGCTGGCCTGTATACAGCCCTGGATCTAGATGATTGTGCTGGTTATGGCTTTGATTGGTTTGCTGAGAGAGTGGAATAATGGATTACGTATTAAAATGTCCTAAATGTTCCCATTCTATGCGATATAAACCTTACATTAATCACGAAGGTGTATTAGATAGAAGGTGGGTTTGTTACGATTGTGGAGGTAGATTCTATGAGTAGAACAAATAAAACTAAACTTGTCAGCTTAGATGATGAATGTTGGAGGATTCTTCAGGTAGAATCCAAACCTAGAATGCAATCTGTCTATGTTAGGAATGCAATTAGACATTATTATAGATGGAGACAATCGCCCGAGATTGCCACATATCTAGAAGTAGAACAACAAGAGATCATAAAAGATGTCTTAGACCAGAGGGATGAAGCGTTAATGAAAATAAAAGGACTTGAAAAACGTCTAGAGCAACACATAGAGAAAGAGGG